AATTGAATACTTAAATTAAATAAATAATTATTAAATAAATTAATTGCGTAATATTATTAAAATGGAACGAACAAATATTTTGACAGCATTTGAGAAATATATGGACCAATTCCGTATTAATAATAATAGTAATAGTGAAAAATTAACATCAACTCATACATCAATGGGCGTCATTAAAAATAAAAGAGGTAATTTTCATATTCCAATTGAATTTAATGATGATTTTATGTTAAGATATCGTGAAGTAGTATTTACCAATAAAATACCATTATTTATGACAGAAAGACCTGTAGAAAAAAATAGTATATTGAAATTTGATTTTGATTTTATTTATGATGTAGATTCAGAGGCAACAGAAAGATTATATGACGAAACATTAATTAAAAAAATTGTTGAAATCACGCATTTATATTTAAATGAATATGTGGAATTAGATGATGAATATTATAGATGTTTTGTAACACAAAGAAATAAACCATATCGTAAAAATGGACAATTAAATGGACCATTAAAGGATGGTTTACATATAATGTATCCATATATTTTTTTACCATATGAATTTCATCATTTTTTAAGACATAAACTGATAGAAGGATTAGAGAAAGTGAATATTTTTAATGTAATTCCATTAAAGAATGAATTAAAAGATATTGTCGATGAAGCAGTGATTGAAAGAAATGGATGGTTGATGTATGGTTCAACAAAAGAGAATTTAGAACCATATAAATTAACATATATTTACAATAAAAATTTAGAAATAATAGAGAATGAATATAGTGATTTTGAATTGGTTGAATTGTTTTCAATTCGTAAAACAATTAAACAAAATGAATTTAAAAATATGAATTGGTTACAAAGTTACAATGAATTAAATTTGAAAAAAAGTAGAAAAAGAACAACAAATTCAAAATTAGTTATTAAAGAAAATTCGATAATGGATGATGTTGAAAGTTTAGCACCGAGTATGTATGAAAAATGTCGTTATGAAAAATATTATATTGAAAAATTAGTGGCGATATTATCACCTGAAAGGGCGTTAAATTATGGTTCTTGGTTAGAATTAGGATTATGTTTACATAATATTGGAGAGTTTGGATATTTATTTGAGTGTTTTTCATTACAGAAATTTGATAAAATTGTTGAAAATTTAAAGAATTTAATTGATAAAGAGCACGATGAATACAAAGTGAAAAATTATATGGAAAATATAGAAATATGGAAAACAATTATGTTAAAACAATCTAATACAATCATTTCAAAACAGATTTATGAAAAATATATAGTTTCAAAAGGAGAAGAAGTATTTTTAAGAGAGATTAGACAACAATGGAATACATTTCAATTAAGAGAAGATGGTTTAGGAATTGGGAGTTTAATTTATTGGGCGAAAAAAGATAATCCTGAATTATTTAAAGAAATAGGATTTAATAAAATAAAAAATGCGATAGAAGAATCGGTAAAAGCACCTTCACATATGAAATTCGCACAAATTTTATATGAAAAAAACAAACATCAATATTTTTGTGTAAATTATAATCAAAAGATTTGGTATCATTACAATAAACATTTTTGGGAACAAAGTGATGGTGATTTACAATTAAGAAATAAGATTGATTACAATCAGGGTTCAGATTCGGTTGTAAATGATGTTAAAAAAGTAAAAGATAAAATTTATCGTGAATATGTTGATAATAATGAGGATATAATTGAATTTAAAAAAACATTAAATGAATTAGAAAAAGAAAAAGAGGAAATAACAATTAATTATGAAGATATGAAAAAAAAATTTCCAAATGTTACAAAGTTTGAAGAAATAGAAAAAATGTTGAAAGAAAACAATGGTAAAATAAAATCTATTAAAAATGAAATGGACAAAACTCGTAAAGAATTATTAAAACAATTTTGTAAACCTTATGATGATACCATTAAATTATTAGAATCAAGTCCATATAAAGACCATATTATGAAAGAAGCAAGAACATTATTTTATGATGAAAGATTTTCTGAAAATATTGATGCTAATCCTAAACTATTTCTTTTTCAAAATGGAGTGTTTGATTTAGAGAAAATGATATTTAGAGATGGTAGACCTGAGGATTATATTAGTTCAAAAGGAAAACAATTAATCAAATACAATAAAAATTTAAACTTAGATCATCCAAAAATATTTGAAATAGAACAATATTTCGCACAAGTATTAACGAATGAAGAAAAAAGAAATTTCTTTTTAACACTCATTGCTAGTTGTTTAGAAGGTGGAAATTTACATCAAATATTTCCTATATTAACTGGTTCAGGTAGTAATGCCAAATCATTAACAATGGAATTTATTGAAGATACATTTGGTAATAAATATTTTGGAAAGATTAGTCCTAGTTTTTTAACGCAAGAGCGTAATAAATCCTCATCAGCAAGTCCAGAATTTTATGCTTGTGTTGATAAAAGAATTATTAGTTTTGAAGAACCTGACCAAGGAAAAGAATTAAATACTGCGATTATTAAAGAATTCACAGGTGGTTCAAAAACAAGTTCAAGAACATTATATCAAAGTGAAATGACAATTAAAACACCACAATTTACTCCTTGGTTAATTTGTAATGATATTCCACCTATTAAAAGTAAAGATGGTGGCACTTGGAGACGAATTTGTGTTATTAAATTTGATAGCAAATTTGTTGATAATCCTGAAGATGAACAATATCGTTATGTTAAAAATGTATTCAAAATTAATCGTAATCTTAAAAATGAAATGAAAGAATGGTATGAACCATTTATTTATTTATTAATCAATAAATATTATATGAATTATGTAAAAAATAATCGTGAATTAGAATTTCCTGAATGTGTTAAATCTACTACTGATGAATGTAAATATGAAAATAATATTTATAGTAAATTCATCAAAGAATGTTTAATTATTGGTTCAATGAGTGATAAAATTAATCTAACTGATATGTATCGTAAATTTGATGAATGGTTTACAGCAAATAATGATGACGAAGAAAATAACAAACCAAAGCGAACTGAATTTAAGAAACATTTTGAATCATTAGACCAATTTGGAAAATATGATACTAAAAAAGGATGGACGGGATATAGATTTATTGATTAAATAAATGAATAGATTTATTGATTAAATAAATGAATAGATTTATTGATTAAATAAATGAATAGATTTATTGATTAAATAAATGAATAGATTTATTGATTAAATAAATGAATAGATTTATTAATTTAATGAATTAATTTACTTTGGAATTCAAAGTAAATTAATTTAGTATTATTATATTACTATTTACAAATTAGTAATTATCTAATTAATCGTCGTCTTCTTCGAATTGTTCCTCATCACTATCAATATCTTCAAATTCTTCATCATCTTCGTCACTATCTTGTTGATGATGAACTACACAACTTTTACTTAATTGATTGGTAGAAGGTTTTTTATCTGTATTTAATACCATTGATTGATGTAATTTATTTACATTGGAAACTGGTTTGGTAACTGGTGGTGATACACAATTTGTAGAACAATATTCAATAATTTCTTTTTCAACATTACTTGGTTTTGTCATATCACTAGTTTTAATTAATTGAATTGTTAAACTAATGCTTTTTGAATCACAATGAGCGATGATATCATTATAATAATCACTTGTAATTGTTTTAACAAAAACATCAGGAAACAATACTTTAATACTTTCACGAAGTGTTAAAACTTGAGATTTCATTTTTGTTTTTAATGTTTCAATTTGAGATACACCATTTAATTTAATATCATACACTTTCATTAACAATGACTTGCTATTCAAATCTTTACTATCAATTGATTTGATTTTAATATTATCTACATTCGATGAAACATTAACTGGTTTTGTTTCCTTCTTTTCTTCAACTTTCATATGAATAATTGGTTGTGATTTTGTAACTTCTTTCTTTTCTTCAACTTTAGTATGAATGATTGGTTGTGATTTTGTCATTTCCTTATCTCTATTAATTTTTTCACTAATAACAGGTTCTTCATCAGTTTCTTCAAATTCTTCATCTTCATCATCACTACTTTGATAATGTTCTTTTTCAACAAATTTGTTTTCTTCTACTTTTTTAATAACATTTGATTGAGTAATTTGTTTATTGTCTGTTTCATCATCACTTACTTGAGTAAATGACCTGACAACTGGAAATTGATGTTGTTCATTTCTTTCAATAACATTACTAACACTTAAAAGAGGTTTTTGTTCTTCAACATCTTTTTCAATTTGTTTCTTAGTAGGAGTAGATTCTTGTTGAATAAATTCATATATAATATCTTTTTTCTTATAAGAAATACCCCAATGTAATCCTTCATTTTGTTGTATAAGAATCTCAAGAAGTTCTTTGCGTGGTGGTGCCTTTGCTTTTTTAGAAACTTTGTCACTATAATCAAAATGATTAATGAGTTCTTCCCAACTAATTTCAGATTTAATACCATTTTCAATAATAAAGATTAATTCACTATTGCCTAATTCTTTTTTAATAGTTGGTAAAGTAGTTTTTTTAATGCTCATCGAACCACTCGGTGGTGAAGATACAGGTGTTTTACTTCTTTTACCTTTTGTGACAGGTGTAAATTGTTGTTGATTGATTTCTTCCTTCCATTGTTCAAGTTTAAGAACTCTCATTAATAATAAATCAATAGTTTTTTTGTTTTCTTCAATAGAAACAGATAATTTAACTAATTCAGATTGCTGTGATGCGTTGCGAATAGAACTCATTATGGATGTTGTGTAAACGTATAGTCCAATCAGGAATATGATAATACTCAACATACAACTAATAATAATAAATAAAATTTAATTTCAATTTAGAAAAAAAATTTTTTATTTTGTTAAATGTCCAAAGACAAATTAAATTTACCTTTGGTGAATTATAATTGTCTTTGATGATTACTTTTACTAATTACGCTTTCCGCGTAATTAGTAAAAATCTAGAAATAAGATTAAATTAAATATCCTTTGGATATTTAATTTAATTTTTCTTTACATATTTATATACTAATTTTAATATGTTTCCAAATAATTTAAATTTTTTTAATTCAAATTCTCCTAAAACTCATTTACAATTAAATTTGACAAATAAACCAACACCAAATTATACAAATAAAAACAAAGAAATTGTATCCATATTTGATACACCTATTATACAACCAATTGAACCTAATTCTAATAAAATAAATGAACCTGTTGAATACAATATTTTAAATACACAACAAGTTCAATTAGCAGAACAATATTTACAAAATGTAACCTTTTTTAGTCCACATATTTTTAATAAACAAACTTTTAATCGTAATAATAGACGAAATCAATCAGTAAATTTTAATCCAAATGAATTTTTAAATATTCCTAATAATCAAAACAATGAATCAAATAATGAAAATAGATTTAATGTATTAGGTCAAGGTTCTTATGGTGAAGTTTATAAAAATTTAAAAATGGATAGAGACATTGTAATTAAAAGTTTTAATAATGAAGAAGATTTACGAGATTTAGAACAAATGTTGATACCTTTGTATCGTTTAAGAGATAAAATAGTTAGTATACCTAATTTAGCAGTATTAATGGATAGATTTAATAATTTTTTAGTTTTACCAATTGATAAGAGTGAATTGCCACCAAAATTTAAATATAAATATAATAAAGAGTTTGATGATACATATTTAATTTATCCAAATGCTGGTAAAAATTTTAAAAAGTTTTTAATTCAAAGAAGAGATATAAATCCTGGATTATTAATTTTACAAATAATGCATTTTATTAGTAATTATGATATCTTTTTCAACACATTATTAAATGCGGATGTTAGTAGATTAGATCGTATTTATCATTTAGATATAAAAAATGATAATGTAATGTATGATGGAAAATGTTTTAGATTAATTGATTATGATTTTTTGATGCCTTTGTCAAGTTTTTTAACAAGACCTGGTGTTGATGATATTCGAGTTTTAGTATCACCAAGAGTTTATCAAAATGATGAATTATTAAAAGATTTTATTAAAAAAAATATATTTTATTTTGTTTATAATCCTTATTTAATAGTTTATAAATATTATAAAACATTTGATAAAATATTTAGAATACATAATCCACAAAATTGGAATGAATATTGGCAACATTATACTAATTTAGTATTTTATGATTTTATACAAGCAGATTCAGCTCCTATATATAAAATGTATATTGATAGTATATTTAAACATATTGAATTAGTTAAAAATAATTATTATTTTGCAACAAAACAACAAATAGATGATTTTATTAATGGTTGTAAAAGTGAAAGTTCTCCATTAATCGTATTAGATTATTGGGGTATATTTAATTTTATAACAGGAACAATTTCATTTTATTGTAAAACACTTAATATTGATATAAATATTTTTAATAATTACTTTATTGCGGTATTAAATAATAATTTATATAGTTTGTTAACAATATCAGATAGTTCAGGTCAAATTGTTCCTACAACAAATTTTATTGACGCATTTGGAACATTAAATTTAGAACAAAAATATGAATTAAAAGTTCAATTAAATTATACATTAGTTGATA